GTTTTGGTATCACCATTTTTAATTACAACAGGCTTATTTTGTTTATTAAATTCTGGTTGCTGCGTCATGTATATGATTCTAAAATCTACATAATTGTTTTTTTGATTGGCGTATAAAAATAAATTTGTATCGTATTTATTTATTAAACCATTATGCAAAATATCTTTGTAAACAAGTGATCCATATAATTCAAATTTATCTATTATTACACCCATAATTGGGCTTCCATCCTGTGTTTTATTTTTAGAATCATAAAAAAATGAATTAAGATTATTTTCGTGTGTTTTAATAAACTCTCCACACGTAAGTTTTTTCAACAAATAATCATTTATTGTAATTTTTTTATTAATAGTTGACAAATTTGGCCTACAGGTTTGTGTAACTTGACGTTATTATATCGTTCATTTCAATTGTAAATTCTTCACCATCATTATCTAATTCAGATTTAAGAACCAATTGATTATTAATATTTGCAATTTCTAATTCATTCTGTAAATTTTTCACAGCTATACAATTTGAATCATCATTAATATCTCTACCGGAAAAATTTAAATTTATTTTTTTTGAAGAAATACGATCATCATCTATTTCAACCCTTAATGTTGATAAATTAAAAGTTAAATCATCGTTTTCTGAAATTTTATGTTTCCAACGTTTTATAATTTTTAATTCTATTTCAGACGTCGTTATTCTTTGACATTTTAGATATAAACCTTGATCTATTAAACCTTCACTTAAAATTGAATTTTCTCCATATTTTATAGTGCATTCTTTACCTTGAGAAACTTTTAAAATTTTACTATGTAATACAATACCACCTAATTTAAGAAATGTATTATCATCAAATAATGTGTCTATATTCATAGTATCGACATTTTTTAATACATCTTCACGTATAACTTCAATTCTATCTTTAAATTTTAATGCATTTTCTTTATCAATCCAATATTCACCATTAAAAAATGGATCCCAAAGAATTTCAATTAACAGGGGAGCATTAATTACTTTATTTAATAAAATAGCCATTTATTCTTACCTATAATAAATAAACTGCCGTCATAAATATGACGGCAGTTTTGTAATAAAATTAAGCGAAATCAGTAAATGTAATTTCAGTTGTAGGTACTGAATAATCTGCACCGTCTGGATCGTTTGGTAACGCAAGAATTAAATCTTCTGTTCCTGTTGATTTTCTTATTTTAATAGACGTCAAAGAAACTAAATTTCCCCTATTAATTGAAGAAACTGTTAAAACTTTTGTTGCACCTGTTGATACATTTGTAAACGTAAGGGCAGCTAAAGCAATATTTGTATATGGCGTATTAAAAACACAACCACCTTTTAATATTTTAACAATTGATATTGTTATTCCTTCTCTAACAAGATATATTTGGCTTGAAGCGTCTAGTTGAACAACGCCTTTATCAATCACTTCAGATGTTCCAGAGAATAATTTAAAAGTTGTTCCAAGACCAACAATGTTGTAACAATGTAAAGTAACTGCTGCAATTTGAAAATCACCTGTTGGTTTTGTTTTTGTTAAGATATTACTTCCGTTATCATACCAAATAATATCTGTGAAATTTGAATTTGAAGATTCAGTGGTTGATCCCCACCATTCTCCTGTATTGAAGTAAGAATCCCATTTATAATTTAATGAAACTGCTGTGTTTACACCTACTGTTCTACTAGTTAAAGTTGCCATTTATTTTCTCCCGGTTTATGTTAAATTTGCATCCAAGTTTAAACAAATTGGCTGCACTATATTAATTATCAAGAGTATAATGATTATCACTGAAAAAATCAACAAAAAGATTGAAGAATTATCATTAACGCCTCTTTCTGGAAGTGATATAAGTTCTGACACATTATTATTTAAATGCTATTTTGATATGTGGTCAGAAGTTAATGGTTGGTTAGAAAAACAATTTACACCGGGTAAAGTTGGAACTGAATTTAAAATTCTTGGTTTTGGTAAAGATGGTGATTATGATTTTACTCTTGTTGGTTTAACATTAATCGCAAAGAAATGGGGTAATAAATTATCACAAAAAGCAAAAGATAATTTAATTAATAATTTATTAACGCAAAAAGAAAACAATTTACTCCCTGAAAAATGGGGTGTTTTAAATTTAATCCCTGAATCTGAAAATCATTTAATTCTTGCAAACTCTTCATTATACTTAACGAATGAAATTTTATTTGAATCTACAAACGATATCAAATATGATAACTTAAAAAATGGCGTCCATATATGGATGATAAATTACCTTAAAAATATCATAAAAAATGGTCTTTATGAATATAACGCAAAACCATATAGTTCATGGACTATTAGAGGATTGCAGAATTTATATTCGTATACAACTAATATTGAAATGAAAACAGCAACAAAAATATTGTTGGATCAATTATTTTTCAAATATGCAGTGCAATCTAAAAATGGTCATTTGGTCGTTCCTTATAGAAGAAGAGAAAATTATCTTGTAGATGAAATTAGAAAAAATGATGAATTTGCAACATGGTTAATGGCATTTACAAATTATATTCCTGATAATGAATTAGAGAATTTTGAATCTATCAGACATGACTTTTCATTCTTACTAACAACAAGAATACAGGATTATAGACCACCAGCAAAATTTATAGAAGTTTGTTTAAGTGATAAAACGTTGTGGTCTAAATGCAAACATACAAATGTTGAAATCTCATATAGAGAAAGAAATTTTGCATTATTTTCGGGTGGACACGAAGATAATATGTTTTATTTAATCCCATCTCCAAATGATGCGACTGTTAGGGAAACTTGTTTGTTTTTAAATGATAATTCATATAAAGTTTCTCAATTAATAAGATTTGAACCAATTGGCGGCTTTTGGTGGAATAAAAACAATACAGGCGTTTATAAAAATTTTGCATGTGGTGCTAACTTTGTTTTACCAAATAATTTTTATATAAAAAAATCAACAATCATTAATATGATTGACTATACGTTTTTGGAAACTGATGATTGTTATATTGCGATAAGATCTCTAAAAAATCCTGTTAATTTAACGGGTACATTAAAAAATGTTGGTTGTTTTGAGGTCGTAAATAAAAGTGAGTTTAACGACTTTGAAGAGTTCTACACTAAGGTTGTTGAACTAAATCAAAATACAAAAATAACTTTAACGGGTGAGTGCAAACATAACACGACCAGAGGCTATACAATAACATTTAATTGTGTTTTGAGATCAAATAACTGGCTTATTCAAAAAGTTGAGAAAAATGGAATTTTGATAGAAGACGGTAATTCTTCTATTGAAAATTGGCAATATTTATATGTTGAAACAAACGATGGATTTTGTGTAGCACATTCTAATGTTGGTGGCATTTCATATTCTGAAGATGGATATCATTATAGTTCAACATTTTCAGAAGATATTCCACAAATCTTAAATTACAAAATGAGCTAATTTTTTAATTTATTTTTATCTTCTTCATCTTCACTTAAAATACCTAATAATTCTAAAATTATTTCTTTATATTTCGGATCATTTCCAAATTGCTTCAATAAAGCAATAAAAGCTTTAGAAACTTCATCGTTTTCATCATTCATTTTTATATACTTTCTTAATTTGACTTTCTAGCCAATTTATTTCATTTTTTATTTTTTCTGTTTGTTTTATATTATTCTTATATGTAAGTTTATTAATTGTTCTTTTATAAGATTTTATAAGTTTATTCCTTGGACCCATTGTCATCATTATTAATGAATGATATGCTTCTAAAACATCGTATATAAAATCATAATCATCTGTAGTTAGTTGCTTTAATTTAATCCTTGTAAGTAAATCTTGCCATTTTTCCCAATTAGGGGATGGCCATTTTTTTTCATTATTTTCAAAATATTTCTCTTTCATGTTTCTATATTTTTTTTAATGAATCAAATTCTTTATATAACCAGCCTATTCCATGTTTTGTTATAACGTTAATAAAACCATTATTAACGATATTTGAAAGTGTAATAACTACATCACCTCTTTGTAAATGACAATTAATACTTTCCTGCCATTCTGGATTTGGTAACAATGTTTTATTATTTTCTAACTTTATTAAATCGCCCATTTGAAAATTCACGTTACACACAGCGCCTTTCTTTGGATTAGATAAATATCTGTGTCAAACAAACATTCTTTTATATCACTATCGTCAGTAATTAATCCGCCTCTTAAAACAAGATTATATTCTATACCTTCTTCTGAAGTAAGATTTAAATACCATATACCAACTGTTTTTCCATTTAAAAGAGATAATGATCCACCAACACTAGAAATTATAATTAAAAATTTATCTTTAGGAATTTCATAAAATTTACCATAGAATGTTCTAACTTTCCTGCTCTGCTTTAAAATTACTAAATCTCCGATCATAGGTACAACATAAGATTCTCTCATTTTTTAATAATAAAAATTTTATATAAAATCAAATTTAAATAAAATATTATCGATGAAACTTTTAAAAACTAAGCTTACTAAAAGTTTATGGACAGATGATAATGATCAATTGCTCAGTCCTAAAATAATGCTTGGAACATGTGAAAAAAAAGATATAATGTTGTATCTTAATAAGACTTCATCTTTTTTTGATTCTGATAATATAAATAAAGATTGTTTTTTATATTATGTATTACATCCTAAATTTGGTGTATGTTGGCTTTGGGCAGATAAAAAGACTGATATTATTTGGATTTAAAAAAATTTTTTAATATATCTGCCTTTAACCCAACCTTCAATGCCAGATTTTGGTTCAACTGCATAAATCATATAATCATTTTCTAAATTTGACCATATACATTTAATAACAAATAGAATATTACCTTCATGTATTTCTCTCGTAGAAGCACTTTGAGAAAGATAAATAACGTGACCCGGTTTATTTATGATAATATCACCAGCTAAAAACATTAATTATTAATATAATATATTTATAATAAATAATAAATTTATGAAATCTACTTTAAAAACAATAAAACATTTTAAAGATTGGGTTGAAAAAGAACTTGAAATAAAAAGTCCCGCTAAAGTTCAACTTCACAAATCAAGAAAATCTTTAAAAACATACGCTGACTATTCTCCAAGCGAAGGTATAGTAAGAACATATATCTCCGAAAGATCATTAGGTGATTGTTTGAGAAGCATTGCACATGAACTTGTGCATCACAAACAAAATGAAGAAGGAAGAATAAAAAGCAGTTACGATGTAGAATTAGAGGATGAAGCAAACGCAATAGCTGGTAGGTTAATAAGAAAATATGCAAACAAGCATCCAGAATCAAATGTATACGATACGGTGATTAAACATGGCAAAAACAATAAATAACGCTTTCATTAGAACGTTTACAGGTAAAGTTTTCGATGTTTTAAATGCGTCAGTAGACGATATTTGTATAGAAGATATAGCGCATTCACTTGCGTATACATCAAGATTTGGTGGACATTTAAATGAATTCTATTCTATCGCTCAACATTCACTCATTGTTGAGGAACAATGTGTAGAAGAAGAAAAATTATGGGGACTATTACACGACGCAACTGAAGCATATCTTTCAGACGTTGTTACACCTTTGAAAAAATCTGATCTTTTTAAAGATTATAGAATTGCAGAAAAAAAATTAGAAAAAGTTATTTTCAAAAAATTTGGTTTAATTGGCGATTTACCAAAAAGTGTTGATTTAATTGATAAGTCATCATTTTATATTGAAATAGCAAATTTTTATAGTCATTGGCCAGAAGATAAAATGGATATGTTACCAAACTATCCGGTAAAAGCAATGACCCCTGCCGAAGCAGAGGTCACGTTTTTAAAAAGATTTTATGAATTAATTAATCGTTAAAAAATGATTCTAATTCCTTGTGCATTATTTTTGCGTCTTTATAACCAAATTCTGCAAGTATTTCTGTGTAATCAACTTTCATAAAAAGAGCAGTCAGTGATGCAATTTCTAGAAAAAAAGATGGAATAATTTTCCAAAAAAATTTTTTTTCTTTTAATTCTTTTACAATTTTTTCTTCAATATTTTGACTTGGTCTAATAACTGTTAAATCAAGTTTTCTATAACCACTAAATTCTTCTTTTCCAAGTTTATCTAATAAACTATTAACTGTGTGAGCCCTTATAATATCTTCTTTTAAATGATTATAAAAAAATAATGTTACAATTGTGTTTTTAAATACTTCATAAATATTAGGCATATCCTCTGTTGGTTCAACATCAGGGTTCCCTAAATATATTATAAGTATTTTTTCTGCGCCAGATTGAATCGCTGGACTTATAGGGGTGTTCATTGTTACACCACCATCATTATGCCATTGTTTTATGCCATTTTCAGTTTCAAGTTCAACTGACCTAAAAACTCCAGGGATTGCACCTGATGCAATCGCATGATCAATATTTAGTTCTGTTTTATGTGAAATCCACCTATTTGATTCCATACTAACACTATCATCATACGTTTCATACCAAACATGAGTTTTACCGGATTGCATTTCACCTGTAACTAAGCTAAGTGTTGAAACAATTCCTTTTTTTAAATTATAATCTTTTATTTCTTCATCTATAAATTTTTTACTAAATTCATATAATTTTCTATTATCAAAAATTGAATTAAATTTAAATTTAATATAATCTTGAATAGGAAAAGTTAATAGATTCTCTAAATCTTTATCAATCCAAGGTTTAATAATCTCATTTGAATTTGTTTCATTAGTAAGAACAGGGTTTAATGAAGAATATAAATACGCATTTAATGCGCCAGCTGATGTTCCTACAACAATATCTATTCCTAAACCCCAGTGTTCAATTATGTATTTTAAAACGCCTGCTTCATAAGCACCTTTGGCGCCACCACCTGAAAGTACAATAGCTTTCTTCTTTTTTTTAATAGTCATTTATAGGGATCTCCTTATAACATATGTATTCTATCATATGCATAATTTATTGAGTTTTTTAAATTTTCAATCAATCCCAACCTTCTTAAAATTTTAAAGGTTAAATTTTCAGTAGAAAATTCCCCTCCGGTTTCAAGACCATGATCTCTCATTTTTCTTATCTTTTCTCTTATTGATTCAGCTGAATCAATATTTTTTTCAGTTGGGGATTTTTTTAATTCATTTGAAATAAATTTAATTTTTTCGCCTAAGATTTTTGCTTTTTCTAACGTTAATTCTTTATTAAACTTAGGTTTTGAATTTTTTTCAGGTTTTTTCAACCAATCATTCTTTATTAAAGAATATATAGAATCACTATATCCAGCATTATCTTTTTTAACAAAAATCTCTAATGGGTGGTCACATATTTCTATATCGTGTTTATCATTCCAAGAAGTTGATCTTAAAACAAAAAATTCATTTAATAGTTCGTCATTTATTTCATCAGATTCTGTTTTATAAACCAAATGCAAATCTAAATCTGAATTTTTAGACCAGAAATAATTACATGAGGAGCCTAAAACAGTTATATCAATTAATTTAACACCGTCTTTTTTTATTGAATTCCAAAAATCTTTTGCAATTTCAAGTAATTTCAATTTAACTTCATCATTTAATTTTTCTTCATCATCCCACAGATCTGGATCTAATGAATCTTTTTTACTTGTAATTTTATTTAAAGTTTTTGATAAATTCATTTTCTTATTTAATTATTAAAATGGAATATAAAAAGGGGGAATTTTATTTTCTTTCAAGAGGATTCTGTAGAATCTATGATCCAAATAACGTTTATATTCAGGATAAATTTATTCCAAAATCAATTCATGAATCTTTTTGTTTAAATGATTATATCTGTCCCGATTTTATTATCATAAGTAAAGTAAACGAAAGTTTATTGATTTATTATAATAATAAATTTGGATTATTAAATAATCACACGAAAATTAAATTAAAAAATTCAAATGAATAAAGTTAATAAAATAATTTTGGGAGAAATTAAGAAAAACATAGATTTAAACATTTTTGTTGATTTTCTAAACGAAAAATACAGTAGAAATGGATTAATGTTTTCAAACGATAGTAATACGATAATTATATATAATTATACCAAGATAGATAAAAAAGATCTTCAAAGATTTGAGGGGATTTTAGAAGGTATAAATTATGACCCAAATGAAAGTAAGACTGGGTGATTTATTAATAGACTTAAAATCTATGAGAAGATTCTCTATTGTAATTGGACAAGGCGTAAATAAAAATAGCTTTTGGATTTATTATTTTACAGGTATATTACAAGGTAATGTTCTTCTCTTACCTGAAGATTTTATTATTGAAAACTTTAAGATTGAACAATCTATATGTGAAAACATATAATTTTGTATGCTAAATAGATACGTAAAAATAGTGTGGTCTTGCATGGCTGCAAGTTTATTATGTGGATTTGTTTTAAACAAACAAAATCCAGAAAAATTGACCTTATATACAAATGCAACAATTATAATGTGCGTTATATGGGTTGTAACAAGAATAATTTCTGAGGGTTTAATCACAGTTTTGGAAATTATTCTGAAAAATGAAAAAAAAGATTAATAGACTATGTACTCTATGATATATGGGTTTATAGTAAATGATACGATAGGTGAATTAATATGTCTAAGAAAAAGCGTGTCGATTTAGAATCAATTGCAATCATGCCTGAAAACGATCTTTATAATTTAAAGAATCGTCTTTCTTCACAACATTCATTTTTAGTTGAAAAAAATGAGGATGAAAAGGTAAAAGACATTGAAATTGAACTTTGCTACGTTGAACGTGAAGTTGAAATTCGTAAAAAGCGCAGGGAACTTCATGATAAATGGCTAAAAGAAAATCCAGTAGAAAATTTTGATGATGCAATCGAAGAAGAAGAAGGTTATAGTGAGTTTGAAACAGAACGTGAACTATGGAACAGCCTTTGAAACAAGAATCTGAATTAAAAGATTTGAAAATTAGCTCAAAATCTGCAGCTGGCATTTATATGAGAGAAGTTTCAAAAAAGCCATTGCTTAATCATACAGAATATGTTGAATTATTTAAACAGTATGAATCTGGTGATAGAAAAGCAAAAAACAAATTAATTGAAGCTAATTTGAGACTTGTTGTTTCTATTGCCAAATTTTATAAAAATTCTGGTCTTCCTTTCGAAGATCTGGTCCAAGAAGGAAATATTGGCTTAATCAAATCAATTGATAAGTTTGATTGGAAACTTGGTTATAAGTTCTCAACATATGCATCATGGTGGATTAAACAATCTATTTCACAACATGTACTTAAAAGAAAAAAGACGATAAGACTCCCAGCACATGCTGCAGGCGTTCAAAAGAAACTAATTACTGTATCTGAGGATTATCGTAAAACATTTGGTTCAGAACCTTCCGCCGAGGAATTATCTGAACTAACAGGTGCAAGTGTTAAAGTTGTAAAAGCGACTATGCACTCATCTAAAAAAATGGTATCATTACAAGACTCAATATCATCAAAATATGATTCTGAACCAAGAAAAATTGAAGATACTATTCAGTCAAATGGTCAGTATGATGATCCTTGCCAGGTCTTAATTGAAAAGCAGCTTTTGCAGTTAACTAAAAAAGTGATGAAAACACTTACACAAAAAGAAATTGCAATCTTAAGATTAAGATTTGGAATAACTGAAGATCCAGATGATATTGAAAATTTTCCTGTAACAGAATCAATGCAGAAAAAATTTGCACTTTGTGACGAGGTAGAAGAATGATGAAGTATGCTACTATTTTGAGCGATGATGGAATTGATTATCGTAAAATTTCAGCCGAAATGTCAAAAAGAGGTTGGAAGATGAATCATTCATCTGTTCGCAATTATATATTACGAATAATGCAAAAATTTGCAGCTGAATATTCAACCTGTCTTGATAACAAGATTAAGAAAACATCAAGCTTAGATGTAGCAAAAAATCCCGAATTTCAAGCGATGGTTTCTGATCTAATTCAAAAAGCGCTATTGGAACTTGAATATGAGAATAACAACTGAAAAACAAAAACCCGTTAGACTATATGATTGGTTAAAAGCTAAATCATTATCATTAAAAGAATTAATTCAAAAGAAAAGCTTTAATTCATACTCTGACTTAATTTTATTTTGTGATAAACTTGGTATGCTTCCATGTTCAGAACATGATTTTAATAAGTCATATGAAGAGCTATATCCACCAAAAGTGGAAGTCAAAATAGAAACACAAAAGTCTGAACTACCTAATGAAATTGAGCCAGAAGCTTCTGATGATGAAGTTTCAATAATTCAAGAACCTGAAATAACGACACAAAAACAACCAAAAAAGAAATCATCACAACCGGGTTAAAATCCGGTTTTTTAATATGAAAAAAATTATTTGGAACCCAATAGACACCCCAAGTGGACTGTTACAGGACAAATATTATCCAGATCGTTGGAAAATTGCAGTTACTTGTATTTTTTTAAACTGCACAAAAAGAATGCAAGTTGAAAAAATAATTGATAATTTTTTTATAAAATATCCAAACGCTGAAATATTTTTAAATTCAAATGAAGAAGATGTAAAAAATCTGATATCTCCACTTGGTTTTAAAAATGTTAGATATAATCGTGCAAAATCATTCTCAGAAGATTATATTAGAGGAAACTGGAAATATTTGATTGAATGTCGTGGAATTGGTCAATATGCTGACGCTTGTGACAGGATGTATTTTTTAAATGAATTTGACGATACACCACCGAAAGACCATGCGTTGACTAATTTATGGCATTTTATTGTGAGGAAAGATAATGAAAGAAGCAACTATAACGTCTGTATCATCTAATGAACTTATCACTCTTGCTCGTACTCAAATAAAATTTGATACGACAGGATCTGATGTAGAAAAAAATGTCATAGATGAGTTTAAAAATCTTTCAAAAGATCAAATCAAAACTCGTTTAAAAGAAACTGCATTTCCGTATGCAGTTATGTTTGAAAATTGGATTGGAGATTTTAATCTCTCAACGGGAATTAGAAATGCAAATGCATTTAATGCATCAGAAATTTTCTATATTGGTCGAAAAAGATTTGATAAGAGAGGTGCAGTTGGCACTTACAATTATAAGGATGTTACTTTCATAGAAAATGAAAATCAACTTCTCGAATTAAAAAAGAAATACACGTTCATTGGAATTGATAATATCCCAGGTTCACTTTCAATGAGAACTTTTAATTGGCCTGAAAATACACTCATGATTTTTGGTGAAGAAGGAAAAGGTCTTTCTTCTTTTATGCAGAATCTATGTGAAAACACTGTTTATATAGAACAATTTGGATCAGTAAGAAGTATTAATTGCGGAACTGCAAGTGGAATTACTATGGTAGATTTCCTAAATAAATATAGAAATTAAATTTTCATTAATATTTAAATTTATGCAAGTATTGAAGTCTATTTTGGATTTTTTAAAAGCAATTAAAGATTGGTTTTTAGGATTATTTTCTAAGACAACACTAGATGATGAAATAAAGAATTATATACAAACATATGTAAGAGATTTCTTTGAATCAAATCTAGTAAAATATATAGAAGATTAATTAAAAGATCTGTTAGATAATAATGCTTACAATTGATAACAAAAAAATTCATTTTTTTGTTAAAAAAAATCAAGAAATTAAAAAACACGGTCTTTTTAACAGCGTTAATTTCATAATTGATTTTTTGAAAAATGAAAAATTTAAAGTAGAAATCAATTTCATTGATGATTTTAACGAAATTGATGATATTCTTTTAAAATCAAATCCAGATATAATAATATTTGAATCAATTTGGGTACCACCACCTAAGTTGATTCAACTACTTTGTAGGAAAGAAAATATCAATAAAAAATGGATTATTAGAATTCATGCAAAAGCACCATTCATTGCGAATGAAAGTTTTTCAACAAAATGGATTAAAAAATATTCATACATTCCAAACCTAATAATCGCACCAAATTCTGAAGATTTAACAAATCAATTAAAATCATGTTTTCCACATGGAAATTTTTTATTTCTACCAAACATTTATATCGAAAAAGAAATTGAAAATAAAGTTAAAGTATCAAAAGATAAAAATTATATTGAAATAGGATGCTTTGGCGCGATAAGACCATTAAAAAATCATTACGCTCAAGCACTTGCAGCAATAGAATTTGCTGATTCAATTAATAAAAAATTAAAATTTCATATCAATTCTACCTTGATAGAACATCAGGGAGAAAATGTTTTAAAAAATTTAGAAGAACTATTCTCAAATAGTAAACATGAGTTAGTAAAACATCCTTGGTATTCTCACGATGACTTTATGAATATCATATCAAATATTGATATAGGAATGCAAGTTTCATTATCAGAATCATTTAATATAGTTACTGCAGATTTAATAACTTCAAAAGTTCCTGTTGTTGTTTCTGAAGAAATTTACTGGATGCCTAAACTTCAAAGAACATCTCCCACATCACATGCAGATATTGTAAATAAACTAAGACTTATTTATAATTTTTCGTTCTTATTTAAAATACTACAGAATTTATCTTTACAATACTATTGTAATAACGCAAAAAAAACATGGTTGAAACAAATGAATTATACATAGCAGATTTTGATGGAGATAAAAACGTTTGCGAAATCTTATATGATAATAAACATAAAATGGATCCCGATGTGGATCCATTTTTAGGATTTGTATATTACGGTGATGTTTTTATAGTTGTTGAAATAGATGAACAAACTCGAAATAAAACATTTAAGAAAATAAAAGTTTTAACTTCGCGTGGTTTATGTGGGTGGTGTTATTATGATTATCTTTTTGCAAATAAAAGATTTTTAGATTAAGATAAGATCTATGTCCATTGGCCTAGTTTGTCATTACGTAAAAGAAAAAACAAATAAAAAAGGTGTTACGGAACTCGTAAATCTTTTTAATAATAAAACATTGCAACTAAATCGCTGGCAAAAAGGTCAGTATAGTGAAGAAGTAATTAGAGAAACTTATATTCATAACGTTGATAAACTTATTGAAGTTATGCAACTCGTTATAAACGATGGAATTAAAGTATTCAGACTATCAAGTGATCTACTTCCCCTTGGCGATAAAGTTCCACGAGAATGGTGGGATAATGATACGTTGAAGTCAAAATACAAAATTTATGGTGATCTCTGCAAAAAGAATAATGTTCGCGTAACATTCCATCCAGGACAGTTTTGCGTATTAAACTCTGACCGCGATTCAGTTGTTGAAAATGCAATTTCAGATTTAAAAATGCATGCATGGATTTTTGATGCATGTGAATTTGATGAATCACCTTATTATGCGATAAACATACATGCAGCAAAACGTGATGCATTCAATAAACTAATTCAAAACATTAAAACTCTTCCGGGAAACATTAAAAATAGGCTAACACTCGAAAACTGTGAAACCGTAGCGAATGTTAAAGATTTATTTAATGTATACGAGATGACCGGAGTGCCTATTGTATTTGACAGTCATCACCATATATTTAATACAGGTGATTTAACAATGCGTGAAGCATTTGATTTATCATGCAAAACATGGTCAAATAATATTAAACCATTACAACATCTAGCAAATACGGAGCCAGGACTTGAAAGATCTAACTTTACGAATCGTCGCAAACACAGCAATTATATCCATTATATCCCTGATGAACAGATTTCTAAATTAATTTCAAACGAAATTGATGTCGAAATTGAAAGCAAAGCAAAAAATCTTGCAATTAAAGATATGTTATTAAAATTTCCAGAATTGAAAATGTAATAGAGGATATATTGGATATAAAATAACGCCACATAAAAGGTGGATAACAGTTAAACAAACCATAAAAATATGATCACTTTTTACATTAAATCTTAACACAAAATATAATAATTTTGTTATAAAAAACGTCCCTAATATTCCTAATCCAATATAACCAGTAGTAATCATATTATAACCTTTTTTTCATTTGATTCTGAAATAAATGAAATTTCTATATTTGTATCTTTAATTTGTATTAAACCAATATTCTTATTTTGATCTTGATATATTGTGTCAACTTTAACATTTTTATTAAATCTATTATCAATTTCAAAATTTCTTTCTAAGAAATAAATAATTTTATTTTTCAAGGGTTCATAATTTTTGGATGGTGATCTAACACCTGAACTTATTAAGTGTTTATAGATTCTTTTTTTAGAAATTATATTTTTAATTGCAGCCATATGAATGTCACCACCTATTATTATAGGCGAGATTTTAAATTCATATGAATCTAAAATCTCAATTAATTTTGAATATAAGGGTGCATTTTGCGTGGATGCGCCAGTATCTATTTCACTTTTTTTACCTTCAAATTTTGATTCAAGAAACACTTTTAGATCTGCAAGAGGAGTAGTACTATGATATGCACCGCTAATACAAACAAATAATTGTTTTTCTAAATCGATAGATGATAATAATTGATTAATTAAATTTATATGATTATCAGGTAACCATCTTGAACCATTTTTAACATTTTCAAATGTCATAAAAGTTCTTTGATCAATCAGCAAAACATTAATTTTATTATAATTTATGATTCTTGTTGATAAAGAATTTTGTTTTCCTAATTGACACTGAGAATATGCGTTTATCGCACCTTCCGTATGTGGATGATTTTCCCAATTATTAAACCAATAATCATCAGTTCTAAAGCCATTGTCTACTTCATGATCATCCCATAAAAATTCATGCCAGCCAGTTAAATATTTGTTACCACAACCACTAAAAAAATTATCTATTGTAATTTTTTCACATTCTTCTTGCCATTCATAAACATTTCCACTTGTTAAAGTTGGTTGAGCATAATAGGCTTTTTTTGTAATATCTGCGTATAATTGATCTCCTAAATGTAATAACAGTGTAGATTCATCATTGTGCAGTTTTTCCCACATATTAGTAGAATTTTTATCTGGGAAATCGCAAGAAACTGAATAAATTTTATTTATATTTTTATTTGCATTACATTTTAATATTTCAACGCCATTCAGCTTTATTGACACATTTACAATGTTACTAACAATTGAAGGTTTTAATTTTAAATGTAAAGATAAATTAGTGTCACTTAATAAATGATTTAATATTTGATATTCATTATTTTGTTCATCAACAAAGCTGAATTGTTCTAAATTCATTTTATCTTTAGATGACCATAAACTAATATTTATGTTTCCTTCATAATCATAATTTCTTAAAGAAGCCAAATATGCCATTAAACTATATATTTTATTTTTTATGTTTTCTATATTAAAATAGTTATATGCCGTCAGAAATTATATTTGGTAAAGAAGCAAGAGAAAAATTATACGCAGGATTAGAAACTGCTGCAAAAGCTGTCACAACAACAATGGGTCCAAAAGGAAAAACAGTTGTTATAAAAACAGGTGATGGAAATATACCTATTGTAACAAAAGATGGTGTTACAGTAAGTAAATCAATAAAATTAAAAGATCATGCGCAAAAAATTGGTGCTGATCTTCTTAAAGAAGCATCATCAAGAACAAATGACGTTGCAGGTGATGGTACAACAACATCTTCAATGTTAACATGGTCGCTTGTTGAGGAAGGTTTAAAAGCATTAAACAATGGCAATGATGCTATAGAACTTTGCAAAGGCATTGAAGCTGCATCAGGTCTTGTACTATTAAACTTAAAATCAATGGCAAAACCAGTTGATGATAAAGAATGGATTGTAAATGTAGGAACAATCAGCGCAAACGGTGATAAATCAATTGGTGATTTAATAGCTGAAGCAATGGAAAAAGTTGGACGTGATGGAATCATAACTGTTGAAGAAGCTACTGGAATGACAACTAATCTTGAAGTTGTTGAAGGTATGCAATTTGACAGAGGATTTGTTAGTCCGCTTTTCGTAACAAATCCAGAAAAAATGAACGTTGTTTATCAGGATTGTGCGATTCTTGTTACTGACAAGAAAATTACAAAGATAACAGAGATGGTTCCATTACTTGAAGCAATTCAAAGAAATTCTAAACCACTTCTAATCATTGCAGATGATATTGAAGGCGAAGCATTACATGCATTAGCAATTAATAAAGTTCAAAACGTTCTAAAAGTTGTTGCAATAAAAGCTCCAGGTTTTGGATCTTTAAAGGATCAATTACTGGAAGATATTGCAGTATTAACAGGTGCAACAATTATCTCAGATAAGAGAGGTAATTCTTTAGAAAAAGCAACAATGAAAGATTTGGGACGTGCAAAGAAAATAACTGTTGATTCAAAGTCAACTGTTATAGTTGGTGATGGTAAAACCACTGATAAAATTAACGAACACGTATCGAATTTAAAAACACTTTGTGAAGATATTAAATTACCAAATGATGAACGTTCTATAATCAAAAATAGAATTTCAAAATTATCAGCAGGTGCAGCAATAATTCGAGTTGGTGGATCAACTGAAGTTGAAATGAAAGAGCGTAAGTATCGTATAGAAGATGCACTTAACGCAACAGTTGCTGCAGTTGATGAAGGTATCTTTGCGGGTGGTGGCATGGCCTTATTAAGAGCAAGAGATTGTTTAAGTGAATTAAGAAGAAGTGATAATTCAACTTCATTTAAGAATGGCGTTGAAATTGTATGGAAATCTTGTGCAGCACCATTTAGAAAAATTGCAGAAAACGCAGGAATCATTCCAGAAATGATTCTCGCAAGATTACCAGAAGATAATAAAGATATCGGCTATAATGCTGCAACTGACGAAATAGTTAATATGATAGAAGAAGGAATTATTGATCCTGCAAAAGTAACACGAACAGCTTTTGAAAATGCAGTATCAGTAGCAAATACTTTCTTAACATTAGATGCAGTCATCGTAGAATGGGAAGAAGAAAATCAAAAGTACTAGAAAAGCACGATAAACTAGAGGCTGGTGATTTAATCAAAATCACCAGCCCTTATAATTTGTACTACAATAAAAAAGATGCTATAAATTTTGGTTTTGGATTACACTATAATATTCCTAACAGGATAGGCTCATTTTCTTCAAATGATGAGAATTTATATTTTCTAATAAAAAAGACTGAAGTTACAAATCAAATTGGCGTTGATTATTTTTTAATAAACGTAATAGATTCTACAGGGGAAAAATGGATGAAGATTTATGAATCTATAAATTTTGATATCATACTGTCGAAAGATAACACTTCAAAAGGAAAACCATAATAACTTTTAGGTTTAAATCCGTCTTTTGTAAGAATTAGAACAGAAACACTTGCACTATCTATTTTTAAGACATAACCATAGGTGTTATCTATTTTGATAAAATCACCTATGTTTAACAGTTTGTATGAAATTAACATTATATTAGTTTTAAAAGAATACGTCTTATAATTTCATCAATTTTTTCTTCTTCTTTATTAATATTTGAATCAGGAATATACGCTAAAATTCTAGTACGATCACTAAATTTAACAATAATTTTTTTATCTATTGGATTAACGTTTATTATTTTACCGACACCAAATTTATCTGATTTAATTAAATCATCAACTTTATAATTTTGAGGTTCTTTAAAAGAATATGGTATTACAGCCTTTTTTTCACTTGGTTTAGGTGAATCAGGCATAACTTGCTTTGTTGTATCTTGTAAATATTCTGTATTTTGTGCATCACCTTGATCTGATGATTCACCACTGGAAGATCTATTCATTCTAAAACCTGCCGCATATACAGGTTTGATATTTTTGTACTGTTCTAATTGTTTGTCAATATCAACAAATGTAGCGCCTGAATCAATATTGTCATCAATAATTAATAAATTTCCATTAATATTACTAATTTTATCATCGAGTATATTATGGATACCATTAAAAAATTCTCTACGCGATGGTTTGATATTTCTCGCAATAGAAACGGGTAGTCCTTGTCTTAATCCATTTCTTAATGTTACAAGGTTGTTGATTAATTGTTCTAAATAGTTGTATCTTTCATCATCAGTTCTATTTCTTAAAACCGGTTTGCCCCTTTTATCAAAAACAGGTTTGCCCTTTTCATCTTTAACTTCGACAGGAGTTTCATACCATTTATTAAATCTTTTTATATTAATGGTTATTTTTTCTGCACTTTTATTTTTTTCAAAAACCTTTATAAAAGGTACACCTAAAGTTCTTGCAACTTTTTCTGCTATTTTTTGTGGCATTGGGGATGTACTATCTGCGCACGTTACAGCTTGAATTTTATCATTTTTAAATCTATCTGAAATTTTTTGTGCAATTCTTCCCCACCAGTATTCTCTATCATTTTCTGCCATAATAAGCTTATGCGTATCTATTACCCTACGAGTTTTTTTATCTTTTTTAACAACGGTTATATCTTTTTTAATAACGTCAGCAACCTGAAATGGACTAGCACCAGCATCTTCAATTACAATTTTCATTGTTTCATCATTAAGATGTTCTTTATACCATTTACCAACGTGCGTATATGCGCAGTAAACGCTTAAATCTTTCATATCATTAAATTTTAATTTATTCTCAACAAGCACATTACCTACGTCGATTCTTGAAAGTGTTATTATTTTTTCACCTGTTAAAAGTGCTTCTTTTATTAATTCTCTTATATACGTTCTTAACATAATACTTTTATTAATTATTTAATGTCCGAACAACATCTTGTCCCGGTGACATAATATGCAAATTCTGGACCGTGCACAATAGTTTTTGGCCTACAACGATTTCTAACCCCAGCAACTGAATGACCACCTGATAATGCGCTTATATATGGTTTACCTGATTCATTAATAACCCATTCATCAGCATTGCCAACTATATCATAAACACCAAAATCTGAAATGCAAGTTTCATATTGACCACTTGGAACTCTTTTATCAAGTTCTTCAAATGTATGTGTTGCAGGATCTAACCAAGGTTGTCTATCTTGATTGCAAACATTTACGCCCCTGTGATATCCGTCACCGTAAGGATAAGGTTTAATTGAATTACCTTCACAAGCAAATGTATGTTCAGATCCAGTGCATAGTCTTTTTCCTACAGACTCACATGATTTTTTAGCCAGCCACCAGGTCATTAACACTTGAGGCAATTCTCCCTTTTTATTTGGCCATTCGTATTTATCAATGCAAAAATCTTTATGAATTAATTTTTTGCTTTTACAAACAGTTGGAAATTTAAATTCTGCACACCTCAATGGTCCTATACCACTATTTGCTTCAGATGATAAATTTTCGTCTAGCCATCTTAAACACACTTGTTCAACGTCTGGACAATAATCTCCTGAGACACTTACCATATCAGAAGGACATTTATTTTCTGCAGCATGCAAAGTTGCAAAAGATAATGTAAATGCAGTTAAAAATGCACCTGATATAATTTTTTTAATCATAATTACCTTAACGAAGAATTAACTAATTCTGCAATTTCATTTGCTTCTTTTGAATTAATAACTTTACCTTTATACGATTGTAATTTTTTATTAATTCTCTCTTTTACTTCTTCACTTGGATCTGGAATTATTTCAATGTGAACATGTCCAGTTGGATAGACAGTCACAGTTACAGAATCGCATTTAGCTCGAGTTATAAAAGGAATTTCTTCTGACATTATACCCTCAACATCATATTAACTGCAGTTGCAACTCTTTCTCTCAATTCAGGTGGTAATTTTGAAAGACAAATATAATATTCTGATTTTTGAACTGAACTAGAAACTGCACCTTCCATAAGTGGAATTTCTTGCTTCGCAACAACAGTTAAAACAAGCGGGTGCATTGGCTGATCAGAATAAATTGGCTGCATAAGATTTGATACTTTATTACTCATAATAATCCCTTAATTCTTCCTATTACTATATTAATACCATTTTTACCAAAGTGTATACCATCCGGAAGATCAGTTATATCTTGCGTTGAAATATAATCGCAATAGTCTTTAACCTTTAATTTTAAAGCATTATCATGTTTCCATTTCTTTCCTCTTATGAGTGGTGGGCCAACCCATATACACTTTCTTGAAGTTTCCACCATTTTCAAAACACAATCAACATTAGGGCTCACAATGTCATCATAATGATTTGATCCTAAAAAAACAATAACTATATCATGTGTTAAATCTAAATTTTTAGAGCAGGTACCAGACACCCTTGCACCATCCTGATGATAATCTATAATGATATTATCTTTCCTAAGATAAGGAACAGCGATCCCACCCTGTGAATCGCCAATAACTGATAAAGTTATCCCAAATAAAAACTCAAGGAACATAGTAACCTCGCACTATATTCCTAAGTATTTAAATTATTTTAATTTATTTTTGATATTTTTCGTATGCTTCTAAAACTTCAGGTGCAACATCTGATTTATCCCTAAATCTAACAAATACGGGAAATCTAAGACGTCCATCTTCTGTAAATGGTGGTTGTGCTTCACATTCAACAATCTTACCAATATATGAATCAGCACCATTTAATTGAACTTCGGCCTTTAACTTATCATTAAATCCAGAAGCAACATTTGTTGTTACGCCATTTGGGAAAAGTACTGTGAACCCACCAAACATTCCTTCGCGTTTTGTTCCTCGCTTACCTTCTACCCAAGAAACAACAACACCTTCGTGTGTTGAAACAGGCTTTAGTTTAAGGATAGCTTTTGAACGCTTCCAAACGTACTTGGCATTTGGATCTTTAAGCATTACACCTTCATAGCCTTCATCAAGATACTTTAAATAAAAGTTTCTAAGTTCAGACTCATTATTAATAAGTGTTGATGGAACAGCCTTTATTTTATCAGAAGCAATTACTTTAACGAGATCATTTACTGCTTCATTTCTAAATCGAAATTCGCTTTTATTTTCTTGCGCTTGCCAATTATCAAGGGAAACACAATCAAAAACATGATAAATCATACCTGAATCATCTTTATTATGCTTGTGAGACATAACAACAGATGCACTTTCTGACCAGTCTGCTCCCATGATTTCACCATCAAGAACACCAGTAAAATTTGAATTTTCCAGTATTTTAGTGATTGTTGGTAATGTTTCAATAACAGAACCATTTCGCGTATAAAGTGTAACTTTCCGGGCTTCTTTAATCGCAATTAACCTAAGACCATCAAGTTTGGGTTCAATGTATACAGGATATTTTACTTCACCTTCAGGAATTTCAAATTCACCATCAGTTATTTTTGCATCTAAAGTTTCAGCGAGAGCAACTGCAAATGGTTTAATCGTACCAGGCCAAATCTTATTTACAGTCGTATCACTCACACCACAACGAAGATTCTTTAAAATGATTCTTTCACACCATTTTTGTTCAATCTTTGACATTTTAGAAAATTCTGAAATAACCGCATCTTTTGCAGCATTTCCAGTAATTTCTCTCTTTGAGAGTTTATCAAGAAGTGAAATAAATGAATCTAAATAACTTTCAGATGTTTCTTGAGCTTGCGGCTTTTTAAACTTAGAAACATAATAATTTACATAAGGATCACAAGATAACTCAAAAATCTTTTTTAGAATTTTGTTATCTGAATTCTTACGTAAAATTGACTCTTTTTCAAGTCGTGAATTATCTGATTCTAATGCCTCAAGAATTTGATAAACTTCAATCATAAAATGAATATATCATATTATTCTTGAGTTTGCAAAATTAATCGCCTAAAATTCTTCTATTTAAAGATTCATTTAATCCAAGCTCTGTTTCAACAGACTTTAATTTTTCTTGAATTAAAGATGTATCTGAACCTGATAACATCGCATCAGCAAGCATCTGGACTAGTTTTGAATGTAATTGTTTTAAAGATTCTTTTGATAAATTCATTTGCCTTCGCCTTCTAAATTTTCATCTATATCCAATGTTTCAGGATAACCTTCTTCACCTGGTCTCTTGGGACGTTTTCCTGCTTTTCTTCTAGCATGAATATTTGCCCAAAGACCACGCTTCTTCTTTCTTTTTTTCTTTTTCTTTCTTCTTTCGAAGAGTTCTTCTTCTATAAACTCCCTGAGAAGATTTCTAAGCTGATCAAGCTTCATTTGATTCCTGCAAGCTTATTCCATTTATTGACAACTTCAGTCACCAATTTCTTTTCATTTTCACAATTTTCAATAAACTTAGCAATAAATTCATTTGATTCTTTTAAAGAAGTAACTGTACCATTTTTTACTGCTTGTAAAAATTGATCAGCTAATTGTTTGAATTTTTCAGGGTTTTTTGCTGCCCAGCCTGCTGCACCTGATTTAACCATTGAAGTAATTACAGGACCAGGTATTTCTAAAGTTGTTGCTACGTTTCTAAAAGTTCCGCCTCGAACATTCGCTTTTTTATTTAATTTGGGTGAATTATCGAGATCTGATAAATCAACATCATGTTCGGGTTCATGTTGCATTCCACTAAACATACTACTACCACCGAAAGTTGCTTTATCTTGTTGTAATTGTGTACTTGGTTCTGTATTAACAACGGGCGATTCACCACCAAGCTCACCTTCAACATCTTTCATCCAACCAGTTGGTTTATTTGAAGCATGTCCTCTTAACGGAGCAGAACCAAATGATGATTTAATACCAACATCAATAGAATTATTAACTAAATCATTAGGTATAAAATTACTTAATATGGGATTGGTGCTGCTTTGACCATAGTTTTGAACAATTTCTAATGATGATTTTAATTTTTGAATCCCTTGATCATTAGATGCAGCTTTTAAAATTAAATTTTTTAATTCTGCACCCATTGATCCACTTAATTTTAATGGTTTTAATATTTCAGAATTAAAAGTTCCACCTTGCTGCTGCGATTTATCAATCATTCCATCAATAATGTTTGCAGCCTGTAATAGAGGCTTAAATGATTGATATACTTGCGTAAAATTTTGAACACTTTTTTCTTTAGCGAGATCATCAATATTATGTCCACCACCCACTGTTCCTTGTACAAAACTTTTTACACCTTTAGCAGCTTTACCCACTGCACCTTTAGCAGCATTCCACATACTTGACATATCTACTTCGTTAAGACTAGATAAAGATGATTTAAATTGATTTAATATATCTTGTAATATTTTTGTTGCATCGTCTATTTGATCTGATGTAACATTTTGATTTTCTAAAGACTTTACAATATTTTCCATTAAAAGATAGAATTCATATTCTTCTTTTAAAAGTTTATATTTTGGATGAGATTCATTTAAAATTTTGTTATATGATTTTAATTGATTCTCACAAACTCTTCTCTGAAAAGAAACATAATCTAACAATTCACTCATTTTGAAACTCCAAAATAAAGGTCAGCCTCTGCTTGACGTCTTCTAACAAGACCTGGTAATTTTTTACCTCCAGCGTTAACCCACTTCATAAACTCATCTCTAATCGTTGGATCATTTGGGTTAGCATTTACTTTTTTAAGTAATGTACTGGATTTTAAACTTCCATTTCCAAGATTATATGCAAATGAAACTAGTGCATCAAATTGATCCTGATTTATATCGTCTCTACAAAAAGAATCTACAGCTTTTTCAAATGTATCTAACATTGTTGATAATAATTGAACTGCATATTCTTCAGTTATAGGCTGATCATTTAATGTTACTTTTTTACCACTTGGATAATATGTTGCACCATATCCTATTGTAGGGACATTCGCACTACAAAGATATGGCTTTGATCTAAAGCCTTCAAACTCTTTTATTAGTTTAAGTCCCTTTTGACCGGTCTTCGTTATTTTCATTTTGATTGCCTGTTAAATCTTTACTAGTATATATATAGTTCACATAATCATGAACCACTTTTATTCTATCTTCAAGATGTTTAACAGTTTCTAAAAGCCATTGTGGAATCTGCTCATTATTTTCTAATAAATCTTTTAAATCTTTTGATTTTTCAAAAATAACATTTACTGCAGCTTTATAATCAAATTGTGGTAAACGATCAATTAATTTCAAATTATCAGCAGCCAGATAATTTTCAACATTTTCTTTTATAATTTGTTCTAAATCTTGCTGCGTAATTTTCATTTATTTACTCCGCTTGAACATGTGCTTCAGAGAATGGCATATCGTTTTGACCAAACAATTCAATTGACGTTTTTTCTGTTTCAACGATTAATTCATTTATTACGTCTATCACTCTTTTTATTAAGAAATCTTTCGCTTCACTCAAATTTTCAAATACAATAACATCAGGAATATTTTCTAAAAATAATTCTTGATCACCTGTATTAATTTTGTATGAAGTTATTTCACCCTTTAAACTTCTTTTTATCACTTCTTCTACGATTTGGCAAGGCGTTATTCTTGTCTTTGTTCTGTGTAGAAGATATATTGTTTGACCTACTTTTAGATTTTTCATCATTCTTTTCCTCTTCAGGTTCACTTAAAAATTTTGCTTTAAAAACGCCTAATGTTATATCAGAAGGAGAAATTAAAAAATTAGGAGCTTCTTTATCAACTAAAAGATTATTGTTTTCGCATTCCTTATAAATCTTTTGCCACAATGTATTTTCTAATTCACTTTTCTCTAAAAGACCAGCTAGTCTCTCTGAAAGTGTTGAACCATCATCAAACATAACACTAAATAAGTCTCTTATATGCTCAAGTTCTTGAACACTAAATGAAATCTTAACAAGTTTTTTATTCATTTAAAATTAATATCACAAATAAATCAATTTGTTAATTATCAAGTATTTCAAGGAATACATCGAACGTATCCTCATGCTCAACTTGCTTTTTAATTTTGTTGACTTGCATAGCTGCTTTAAATGTTTTCATATCAAGCTTTTTTGAATATTCATCAATAAGCTCTTTCCTATCATCTTTCAAAAGGGAAAGTTCGTTATCAATTGTATTTAATCTACTCAAAAATTCCTGAGCAACTTCTTTTAATTCCGATAAATTTATTGATTCTTCAACATTCTTTTTCATACTTGTAAAGTACAAAAAACGTATAATTTGTTTAAAATCATTTACTTTTTAAATGCATAATCATATTTGCAAGGTTTTGTGCATCTCTTTGATCCATTGATTTTGATAACGTTTGAATCAATTTATTTTTATCTTTAAATTCTGGATTTTCATAAAGAAAATTATTCACTGAATTTATAGCATGATTTATATTTGGGGTAAGTGGAGAATTATAATTCTTATCTTTTTTTATTTTTTCAATTTGTGTATAAATAAAATTTTCTATTCCTTGATCTTTATATTCACTATTATATGAAAATAAAGAATTTAACTCTTTTTTAAGCTTGGGGTTAATATCTTTTATCTGGGATGAAACACTATTAATTGTATGCCCTATTTCATTTATTGCTGGTCCTAGTGCAGGATCCATGCTTAATCTTTTACCGGCAATAGTTATTCCAGAAAGTAATACGGGAATACCTGATAATTTAACTGCAGCAGATATTTTTGGTATGTCAAATTTTTGATAAATTTTAGTTTGTAACATTTTACCTATTATTTCGGGTGTTGATCCATCTGAAATAGTTTCCATATAACTTTTAATATAAGGATCACCTAATAGTGCCATTGTCCAGGGACTTTTAAATGCAAGGCTTATTCCACCAGCTTTTGCTGCTGCGTTTGTTAATGCGCCTGCAACATTTGCTCCTTGTTCCCAAGCTGTGTTAAATGCTTGACCTATAGGTCCAAAAAGTGTTCCACTCGTTCCAAAAGGACCAACTGCAGGACCATGTCCACTACTAAATGATGTTGATGAACTAAAAGCTGCGCGACCATCAGCACCAACTCTTGCAGGAGCAACATCCTGATTAGTGTCAGATGGAACATCAACACCACCATCATCTTCATTTAGAAGAATTTCTCTTATTAATTTTCTTAATAAAATTTCATTTTGCATGGAGTCTTAAAAATTTCTTAACAGATTTTTTAATGAGTTGATATTGATATGGAACTATAAATGGTAATCTTCTAATTGAGAACCATTTGACGTCATGATTTTCACCATCTCTATCGAAAGTAAATTTTTCATTTAAAACTGCATTGTAGCAAAAAACTCGTTTTATTCGTGTTTTATTTTGTATATCAACACATCCAACATAATCAACAATAGTTGGAACAACACCAGTTTCTTCTATTGTTTCTCTAATAGCACAAAATTCGGGTGATTCTTCGCCATTAAACCTTCCTTTTGGAAATCCCCATCTATCATTTTTTCTTGGTTGAATTAATAAAATTTCTATATCATTTTCAGATTTTCTGAAAACGCAACAGCCTGAAGAAATTTCTTTTCTTAATTCAATCATCTTTGTTTTGGTGAAATAGGTGGTGCTGCTCCTGTTTGTTCAGGTGCTGTAGTATCTTCTTGTGTTGGTGGTTGTGGTGTAGATCCACCACCCGCTGGTTTAACTTGAATCTTTGTACCACCAGATGAAACAACCCTATATTTACCGGTATCTCCTGGTTCAACTGCCTGTTCACCTGGAACCTGTCCAGATGAAATTTGTGATAATCCTTTTAGGAATGTAATTAAAATACCTTTTTCTTTATCATCAAGATCATTTAAGTATTTTTCAAGTTCAACTTTTACAGGTGCATCTTTGAATGA